GATGGTAGAGGGCCTGTCTCGCGGCCTCGACGGCGTGCATCTTCGTCGTGGTCCTGGTGGTCTGGGTGATCTTTCTGGCCATGGGTTCCTCCGTGTGAATCATGTCTATGGACAGTATGGCGTCACCAGACATAATTGTCAAGCAGAAATGAACCTCAGAAATGAGGGCCAAAAAGGCTTGACCTGACGCCGTTTCGCCTGTATATTCGATGTGGCTCGGCTGGTGCGCGCCGGAGCGCGCCCCTCGAATCCTACGGGTGAGAGGCGCTTCGCTCTGGATTCGAGGCTCGGGCGTCCAGGGTTCGATTCCCTGGCGGGTCAGCACAACGGAGGTGAACGTGGCGAAGTTCAATCACGAGAGGCTGAGGCGGGCCCGGCTGCACATCGGCATGTCCAAGGAGCAGCTGGCGGTCCACCTCGACGTGAGCTTGTCGACCATCGAGCGCTGGGAGTGGGGCAAGACCCAGCCCAACGCAACGCAGCTCGCGGTCATTGCCAAGCGTCTCAACCGAGACGCGGGCTACTTCCTTCGCAACGATAGAGTCAGCGCATGAACATTGTCGAGGTGCGTCACGCCCGGCCGTTTCAGGCCACCTGTCTATTGCCTCGCGGTTCCCTCCACCGCGCCTGTCGATTCCCCTCAGTCCGAACCCTCCGGTTCGAGCGCACCTCGACAACACTGTTGTGCCCGCCCGCAAGTTCTAACGTAATCTTTCATGGTGGGAGGCCGCGTTCGGGATTGCCGGGCGGGCATCAACTTACACAGGGGGAAAGGAGCAGGCCATGACGGGAAGAGAGTTCGGTCTGGTGTTCGTGTTCGCGGTGTTGCTGGTGATCAGCAACCTTGTCACATGTTCGGTGGCGGGCTCGCCGGGCGACGAGCCGAAGCTCGTGTACTACGAGCCGAAGCCGTGCTCGCACCCGGACATCAACCTTGAGTGTCCGAATCCGTGCCCCGAGGTTCCGCCTTGCCCGGAGGCGCCGGACTGCATCTGCAATCCGGTGCCGGTGAAGATCGAGACGAGCGACAACGTGCGTTGCTTCTTCTCGCACACCGAGCACCCCGAGGAAGGGCCCGAGGTGGAGATCCCGGTCTTCTACTGCGAAGAGGTCGAGATCAACATCAAGCAGGAGTTCAAGCCCACGCATGGCGCGAGCCTCGGTGCGGGCTGGGACAGCGGTCTGACTTCGGCGAGCGCGTTCAAGATCATGGGCGCGTGGCACCCGAAGTGGCAGCACAAGCGTGCCTGGGTTCCCAGCCTCGTCGTCGATGTGACGCGGGATCTCGAAGAGTTCGATCCCAACGCCAGCATCGACTGGATCTACCCGATGTGCGGCGGCGGTCGGTGCGCGAGGCCGGAGCCGTTCGCGACCGCGGACGTGCCGCCGCAGACGCGCTTCGGCATCACGGCGCTGTTCAGGATCTTCAAATGAAGATGATCCTCGGCGCCTACCCGTTCGAGTGGTTCGAGGTGTTCAAGACGTTCGCCATCGGCGCAGCAATCGGGCTGGCAGTCGGGATCCCTCTCGGGATCTGGATCGCGAACATCTAATGAAAGGAGGGATCCATGATCGTTCTACCGCCCTGGCTGGCGATCCCGCTGACCAAGGGCATCATCGAGGTCGGGGAGATCGGGGCTCGCCTCTACGAGTGGGGCGAGACCGGGATCAAGATCATCGCCGGGGTCATCCTCGACGACGGCTCCCCGTTCTAGCCTTCTCTGGGGCGGCTGCGGAACAGGTCAATGGGACCACCCGGCAAGACGTGGCCGCCCCAATCTTTCAGGAGTGGTGTTATGACGAGTAGGCTCGCTCGAATCCGACGCGAAGGCTGTCGGCTGTACGGGCGAGTGCGCGATGCCGTCACGCTAGCGACGAAGATGTGCAGGCCGCACACGAACGAGATCGTCGAGACCGTGAGGTCGAGCTACACCGATGCAAGCATCGGCTCGCTCGACGCCGAGATCGCTACCGGAAGCAAGAGCTTTCGCGAGGTCGCCCTCGGGTTCATCGCGCACACAAGGGACAAGGTTGGACGCGACTGTCCGACCTGTGATGGCAAGGGAGAGTACGTCGTTGACGCCGAGGTGGTCGAGTACCTCAAGGCGAGCGATCCCACGCTCTCGTCTCTCTACCTCAACCGTCAGCCGATCTGGTGTGTCACATGCCAGGGGACTGGATGGGTTCGCGATGAAGCTACCGTGGCTAGACAGGCCAGTCGTTAGGTCAGGACTTCCAACCGTCAGGTTCATTTTCAATGAGCGCCGCAGTGCGGTGCAAGGAGGCAGTATGCCCGAGAAGAATCCGTTGCAGGTCGAGCTGGAGAAGCTCATCGAGGACATGCAGACGGCCGAGATCATGCACGGGACGAAGCTGATGAAGGTCGGCGATCCCGAGCTGTCCGGTCGGAAGCTCGATCAGGCCATCCGGTGGGCGCAGGGACGCCTCGGTGTCCTGAGAGCGAACCTCTGATGGAGAAGACAACCGAGCCGGACGTTGTTCAGGGCGAGGTTGTCACGGAGGGGGCTGGCACGCAAGCGCTGGCCCCCACCAGTGGCGACACCGACATCACTCAGCTACTCCACAAGGCGCTCGACAAGGACGCAACCGTCGAGACGCTGGAGCGGCTGGTCGCCCTCGAAGAGAGGATTTCAATGCGACGTGCAGCGATGGAGTTCGCCGACGCGCTCGCGAAGTTCCAGAAGGACTGCCCGCCCGTCCCGAAGAAGAGCAAGGCCGACTTCAGCGCGGCTGGCTCTCGCGTCAGGTACAGCTACGCGGAGCTGGCAGACATCGCCAAGCACATCGCGCCGTACCTCCACCCCGTCGGGCTGTCGTACACCTGGGACAGCACTCACGACGAGAGCAGCATGACGACGGTCTGCACGCTGCGCCACGTCAACGGACACTCCACCAGCTCCACGTTCTCCGCTCCACTGGAGAGCAGGGCGGGTATGAGCCCGCAACAGAAGTACGGCTCGGCCGGTTCCTACGGTCGCCGACAGTCGCTCGTTCAGGTCCTTGGACTAACGACGTGCGACCCGGACGACGACGCGCCATCCACCGAGACCATCAGCGAGAGCGAGGCCGCGGACCTACGGGCCCTCGCCGTCGAGGTCGGCGCGGACGAGAAGAAGTTCCTCGTCTACATGGGCGTCGGCAAGTACGAAGATATCCGAGCTGTCGACCATCGCAAGGCGGTCGTCGCGCTCGAAGCGAAGAGGGACAACGCATGAAGGTAGTCACGCTGATTGCCGAGAACGTCAAGAAGCTCCGCGCCGTCGAGATCACTCCCGACGGTGCGGTTGTCGCCATCACCGGGAAGAACGGCGCGGGCAAGTCGTCCGTGCTCGACGCCCTGTGGTGGGCGCTCGCGGGGACGAAGCACATCCAGGCGGTGCCGATCCGCAAGGGTGCCTCGAAGGCCCGCATCAAGCTCGACCTCGGGGAGCTGGTGGTCGAGCGGAAGATCAGCAAGAGCGGCTCCCAGCTCACCGTGAAGAGCGCAGACGGCGCGAAGTACGCCTCGCCCCAGGGAATGCTCGACGAGCTTCTCGGGGCCCTCACGTTCGACCCTCTGGCCTTTGTCAACGAGAAGCCCGCCGACCAGCTCGAACAGCTCAAGGCCATCGCCGGGCTTGACTTCGATGAGGTCGACACAGCAAACGAGGTCGACTACATGAAGCGGCTGGAGATCAACCGCGAGGCGAAGCGGCTGCGTGCGTCGGCCGAGTCCATCGAGGTCCCGGCCGATACCGAGGCCGTGGCCATCGACACGGGCCCGATCAAGGACGCGATGGCGGCTGCGGCCGAGATCAACTCGAAGCGCGAGCGCCAGCAGGCCGACAAGAACGCGCTGGCCACCCGCATCGAGGGAGTCGAGGAGCTGGCCGAGGGCTGCAAGCGCAAGGCCGCCGACCTCCGAGAGGCAGCGAAGCGCGAGGAGCATGAACAGACGAAGCACGAACAGCTCGCCATGGAGCTGCGTCGCAAGCTCGTCGAGATGCCGACGCCGGTCAAGGCCGTCGATGTCGAAGAACTTCGCTCCAAGCTCGACGCCGCCGAGGAACAGAACGCCATCGTCGACCAGATCAACAAGAAGGCCGACTACATGCGCCGCGCCAGGGTGGAGGAAGAGAAGTCGGAGAAGCTCACCTCGGCGATGCGGCAGCGCGACGACGACAAGGCACAGGCCATCGCGAACGCTCCGATGCCGGTCGAGGGTCTCGGCTTCGGCGACGGCTACGTCACGCTCAACGGGATCCCGTTCGAGCAGGCATCCACGAGCGAGCAGCTCCGCGTCAGCGCCTCCATCGCCATGGCGGCGAACCCGAAGCTCCGCGTGATCCGCATCAAGGACGGGTCGGCTCTCGACTCCGACAGTATGAAGGCGCTCGGTGACCTCGCTACCGAGAAGGACTACCAAGTCTGGATCGAGAAGGTCGACGAGAGCGGGAAGGTCGGCATCGTCATCGAAGACGGCGCGGTCGTCGCGGTGAACGAATGAAGATCCTGCCGGGCGAACAGGGAACAGCGACGTGGCTCGCCAACCGGATAGGGCTCCCGACCGCGTCGCAATTCGGCCGCATCATCCAGCCGACGAAGCTGAGCCTGAGCACGCAGGCCGTCGGGTACATCGACGAGCTGCTCGCCGAGTGGATGCTGAACAGATCGCTAGACGACTACATGGACGAAGCGATCATGCGCGGCATGGAGCTGGAGCCCGACGCCATCAAGTTCTACGAGCTGCAGCGTGACTGCGAGACGACGCGAGTCGGCCTCTGCGTCACGGACGACGGCAAGATCGGCTGCAGCCCTGACCGGCTCGTCGGCGACGACGGCGGGCTGGAGATCAAGTGCCCGACTGCGAAGGTCCACATGGGCTACCTGCGCCGCGGCATGATCGACAACAAGTACAAGGGTCAGGTGCAGGGCGCGATGTGGATCACCGAGAGAGAGTGGTGGGACACGCTGTCGTACAACCCCCTGCTGCCTCCCGCTCTCGTCCGGGTCAACAGGGACGAGAAGTACATCGCCGCGCTGTCGAAGGCGATGGAGCGTTTCCTCGAAGAGCTGGAGGCCGCGAAGGAGCAACTGATCAAGGCCGGGCACATGCCCGCGGAGAAGGAGGAATCGTTTTGACCGAGCAGAAGCGACCGATTGTCACGATCTCGAACATCGCCGGGGGCGCGGTCCCCGAGCTGTTCGAGCACGAGCTGCAGCGGGTGCTGGAGAACATCGCGGACCCGAACACGGACGCGAACGCCACCCGCGAGATCAACCTGAAGTTCAGGTTCAAGCCGCTCGCCGGGAAGCGAGAGGTGGGCGCCATCACCATCCTCTCCGGCTCGAAGCTCGGCCCGATGACCGGCGCCGAGACCGAGGCGTACTTCGTTCGCACCGAGGGGCAGTACGTCATGGTCGAGCACAACCCGAAGCAGGTCCAGATGGAGTTCGATGAGGCCAACAAGCCCGCCGTCATCGAGGGCGGCAAGGAGGACATCCCGATATGATCAACGCCGAGTTCATCCAGGCCATCGAGAGGCTGACGCGGGCGGCCGACGGCAAGCTCGTCCACGTCAATGGCATCGACTACGCGACGCAGAAGCTCTACGACACCAGGGTCACGCCCCCGGCGTTCCCGAGCCTCGGCGTCGCGACCCTCACGGGGTTCGTCGGCTACGTTCGTGCGAACATCGACGACCTCAACCCGATCAGCGCGAAGGTGATGGCGCACGTCGCGAGCCCGACCGAGGTCTTGCTCCTCGGCGAGGCGCAGCAGGCGCCGCAACTGCAGAACCCGTCGGTCACGACTGAGCCCGTTCCAGAGATGGGGCTGATGTCGCGTCCGATGTACCTCTCGGCGACGGCGCACGCGCCCTACGAGTGGGACGACGAGCAGTTCATGGAGCACGAGGACTTCATGCTGTACATCCAGCAGGTCTTCACCGACAAGGGCGACCTCAAACAGCTGAAGAAGGTCATCGGCAACATCGTCAACGAGGACGTGAAGCAGGCCAACGACGACGGCGTCACGCAGCGAGTGACCACCAAGACAGGCGCCGTCCTGGTCGGCGACGCGACCGTGCCGAACCCGGTGAAGCTCCATCCGATGGCGACGTTCGCCGAGATCCCGCAGCCCCCGGTGGAGTTCGTCCTCCGGGTGCGGCCGGGCCGCGGCGACATCCCGCAGGTCGGCCTCTTCCCCACGGACGCCGGGCGGCTGGCGTGGCGCCGAGACGCCGCGGAGCGCGTCGCCGGTTACCTGATGGAGAAGCTGTCCGAGACCGAGCTGGGCAAGCTCGTCCAGGTCATCTACTGATCGTTCACTGATCACCGGCCGGGGGCTGCGAGTGTGGCCCCCGGCGCAGGAGCAACCGACATGAGTGACATACCAAGCATGGAGGTGCTGACCGGAAAGGCGAAGTGCCTCGACTGCGTGTTCTGCGCGACGGTGCCCAACGACCTCAACCAGTGCAGGCGCAACTCGCCACGCGGTCCCATCGAGATCAACGAGTACGCCAAGGACTGGCCCTACGTCTCCGACGACGACTGGTGCGGCGAGTTCTTCCGTGACCCAGGCCGGAAGACGCAGGCATGAAGATCGCACTGTTCATCGGCCTCCCACCGAAAGAGGTGAAGGCCAACTACGGCCGACAGCACGGCTCGCACTGGAAGGTCTCGAAGGCGAAGGCCGCCTACAAGAAGATGGCGTTCACCGCAGCGAAGAGCCCTGCGGTGCCGAGGCTGAACGGCCCGCTCAAGAAGGTCAGGCTGCGGTACACCGCGTTCTGGCCCAGCAACCGCAACCGCATGGATCCCGACAACCTGATCTTCGCGATGAAGTCCGCGCTCGATGGCATCGTCAAGGCGAAGCTGATCGCGGACGACTCGGACAGGGAGGTCACGCTCTTGCCGCCGAGGCAGAGGCTCGCTCGGGACACCGACAACGATCCCACCGTGCGCGCACCTGGGATCCTCATCGAGATCGAGGAGGACGAGTGATAGCCGAGAAGAACATCTACTTCGTCATGCTCGCGAAGGCTGGCACCGAAGCGGAGGCCATCTCCGAGGCGCACCGACTGATCAACGCGACCGGGTACTACGGGACACGCGACCACGTCTCCGTGAGGACGTGCGGCACCAAGAAGCTGGTCGCGAACGTGTTTGGCGACGGTAGCGTCACTTACTCGCAGTCGAAGGCTCACGGGAAGGAGAATCCGTGACCGTCCTGGGCCCCGTGATGTACGAGCACTACAAGACCGCGTTCGACACCTTCCTCTGGAGGTGGCGCGGCATTCGTGGAACGAAGGACGAGAAGGTCGAGAGCCTCATGCTCTACAAGGACTGGATCGACGAGGAGATCGCCCATGTCGAGAAAGCCCCCGACTCGGACTAGCGTCTGCATGTGGTGCCTGAAGGAAGGGCTCGCGGGGCACGAGTGCCCGACGCGGGCGCTGGTTGCAGAGCATGACGAGGAGGTCAACGCTGAGACGCCTTCGGTCAGGGACAGCGACACAAGCGAGAAGGCTGCGCGAGAGATCGAGGCTCACGCCGAGACCTGCTTGGCCAGGGTGCTCGCGTACATCGTGGAGCGCGGAGAGGGTGGAGCTACGGATGACGAGATGCAGGTAGCTCTTGACATGAACCCAAGCACGCAACGGCCCAGGAGGATCGACCTGTGCCATCGAGGCATTGTAGTCGACAGCGGGCTCACAAGGAGGACAAGAACCGGAAGAGATGCAGTCGTCTGGATCGATAAACGACAGCGCCCACTGAGGCGCAGGAGCATACTATGAAAGAGCTGAAGCGAGCCAAGACGCCGCAGGAGCCCACGCTGATCATGGTCAGCCCGGAGATTGCGGCGAAGTGGCTGGAGGCCAACGTCCACAATCGCAAGCTGACGCAGGGCACGGTCGACCACTACGCCGAGCAGATGCGTCGAGGTGAGTGGCACCTCAATCACCAGGGCATCGCGTTCAACTGCGAGGGCACCCTCGTAGACGGGCAGCACCGGCTGTGGGCCATCATCGAGGCGGGCGTCACGCTCCCGATGGTGGTGATGACCGGCCTCCCGTTGGAGTCGCAGGAGACCATCGACTGCAACCTCCAGAGAACCTTCGCTGATCGCGCCACCCTGACCGGCAAGTTCGGCGAGGTCTCGAACGATGTCGCGTCCGTGACGCTGCGCGTGTTCCACGGGTGCAAGCAGACCAAGAAGCTCGGGCCCGTCGAGCAGAACAAGCTCCTCGCGAAGCACATCGAGGCGGTCAGGTTTGCCATCGCCGCATTCCCCAGGAAGCGCGGCCGGGTCACCACCGTGGCGACGAAGGCCGTGATCGCGAGGGCGTTCTACACCCAGGACAAGGAGGATCTGCTCAGGTTCGCGAACGTCATGGTGACCGGCGAGGCGAAGCAAAAGAGAGATGCCGGGATCCTCGCCCTCGTCGAGGGCCTCATGCGAGGCCGCAACTTCGGGCTGTCGTTCACGACGCTGGAGGTCTACGACCGCGTGCAGCGTCACCTCAAGGCGTGGCTCGACGGGCGCACGATGACCAGGTACTCGCCGAGTCACACGCCACTGAACCTCTTCCCGATCCCCGGCGAGAAGCGGGCCAAGGTGAAGAAGAAGGACGCGGGCCCGACCACCAGCCGCGTCGTTGACTGGTTCAAGCGGAACAAGACGGGCACCACGAGCCAGTGCGCGAAGGCCCTCAAGATGACGAACGAGGGAGCGCGCCAGGGTATCGTGCGTGCGAGAGAAGCCGGGTGGCTGAAGCTCAAGCGCAAGAACAGAGGAGGTCGGAGCGAGTCTGTGTTCGAGTACGTTACGGTCGAGAGATGAGGATCTGGTCAAGGAGGTACAAGCTGATGGGACTGTTCGATAGGCTCGGCGATCTCGGGAAGTGCCGTGGCCTGCTGGCCGACGCGAGGCGCGAGCTGCAGATCGAGCGCGAGAAGCGCGAAGAGGTCGAGGCCGCGAACCGGCGACAGGCCGACGCCATCCTCCGCGCCGTCGAGCCGGTGGTGAGGGAGCGGGAGACGTTCTTCCGACAATGCTGTGAAAATCTACTTGGTGAAGACGACATGAGCCGCTTCGGCTGGAAAGGCGCATGGAACACTGTGGTTGCTCGGTACGGGAAACTCGAAGCCGACCTCGCCGCCGACCGCAGGGAATCAAAGCGCTACAGGGATGCTCACGCCTCTGTCAAAGGGGGTCTGGTTGAGATCCGCAAGCAACGCGACGATGCCCGCGAGGAGTGCGAGAGGTTGCGGGAGCGGGTCGCGTCACTGGACAAGCAGCTTGAACAGCAGCACGCAAATGCAGCCGACGAGCATGATCGTGCTGAGCAAGCCGAAGCCCGCGCCGAGGCGGCGGAGGATATTGTGGCCCAGGTAATTCGGGTCAGGCGCGCCGAGCGTGTGCTAACGGCTGCACGAGCGTCACAGGACGACGAGCGGGTAGACCGAGCTATGAGAAAGGTCTGCGCGATGGCCGAGAGACTGGACGAAATGCTAGAGCGGCACGGTGCTGAGGTCTACCTTCAGATGCTCACCAGTCACCGCGAGGCGCTGGACGAGGGGGAGTGATGCCCTGCATAACCGTTTGTGGAAATTGCGGAGGTGCGTACGAGGCTGGCTCAGAAGAGCAAGCAAACGAGCCCGTTGACTGTTATGGCAAGCGTCCGCAACGATGCCCGCGCTGCCGTGCCGCCGCCGCGCTGGACAAGGGGGAGTGATGGCTGATGGGAAATGCGCTGGTTGCGGTCAGCGGGTAGCTATCGAAGGGATGCTCGGTGACGTTGGATGGCATACCGCAAGCGAGCACGATCCAGCGTGTGATGGGACGTGCCGGTACTGCCCCGTGCCCGTCCAATGTGGTCCTGTATATCCCGACAAGGAGCCCCGCGATGCCGAGTGACGAGTTCAAGTCCTGTCCGTGCGGTAAGGGCGAGCCGCAGCACTGCAACGTCCACACGACCGACAGGACACGGGACAGGCAGCCGGGGGCGACGGCGAAGGTGAATGTTGTGCAGAACGAGGATGCCGTGGTGCGGGTGGTGGAGGCGGCGCTACGCTGGAACCGTTTGATGGAAGCAGCAGAGAGCGTTCCAATGGAGCGGCTTGATCCTGTCGTTGAGGCGCACGCCCACGTCGAGGAGCAGTTCTGGGACGCGGTGCGCGCCCTCGCCGCGCTGGAAAAGGAGGAGTGATGCCCTGCATAACCGTTTGTGGAAATTGCGGAGGTGCGTACGAGGCTGGCTCAGAAGAGCAAGCAAACGAGCCCGTTGATTGTTATGGCAAGCGTCCGCAACGATGCCCGCGCTGCCGTGCCCTCGCCGCGCTGGACGAGGGGTAGTGATGGACAGCAGATTCTGATGAACGAGGGCGGCTACATCACGTTGTCGAGGAAGTTCTTCCAGGGGTGGGCCTGGGCGCTCACCCCTGCCCAGATCAAGGTCTTCCTCTGGCTGCTCTACCGGGCCCGGTGGAAGCCCGGCAAGGCGAAGTGGTGGGACGGCCACGAGACCATCGAGATCAACCGCGGCGAGGCCGTGATCAGCTCCCAGAAGGTGGCCGCCGCCTGCAAGGTGTCACGGAAGGTGGTCCGGCGCACGATTGAGATCCTGGTCGAGACGGGCACCGTGAGGGCCAACACTAGGGCCAACCGCTATACCATCATAACGTGGCTGAACTACGACGCTTACCAGTCCCCGAACAACAGCCGGGGCCAACAGTCGGGCACGAGGAGGGCCAACCGAGGGCCAACTGAGGGCCAACCGAGGGCCACAGAAGAGAATCAGGGGGAATCAGGAGAATCAGGTGAAAGAGAGAGAGCGCGCACTCGCCGCACCTCCCTGAAGGAACTCCCGACGAGGCAGCGCGAACAGCTGGAGCTGGCAAAGCAGCTGAGGGAGGAAGACCGACGCGCTGGCCGGGCGGTGAAGGACTTCAGGATGTACACCACGGAGGCAGCCAGACAGATGGGGATGATCAAATGACCTTGTGGGTGGTAGGATCTACTTCGAGGTCGAGCATGAAACGCCGTAGCTTCATCGGTCTGGCAGCCGCCGCGGCGCTGGGCACGGCCGCGATGCCGGAGACCCTGCTACAGTCGGCTCGGAATGGGATCTGGAATGAGATCCCGGTCACACCGTGGTACCGGCTCCCCGAGCTACAGCCCTTGCAGAGGTCCATCTGGTTCGTTCACTGGGGCCAGCAGAAGACCTTCATCCTGTACCCCAAGGCCGCAGACATGTGCAGCACGGTCATGAGGGAGGCGCTCGATGAAGAGACTCCCTGAGAAGGCCGACGGCGTCCGGTGGGTGGAGATCACCGAGATCATCCAGCCAGGAGAGGTGAGCATCGAGTACCAGTCGATCCTCGACGAGGCCAGGAGGATCTTCAGCGAGCCCAACCCCATCATGGCCGACATCCCCTGGAAGGAGGCACCGAGGTGGGCCGAGTCTGGACTTGACAGCCCGGAGGGATCTGAGGCACCCTGATAGCGCCGGGGTCGCGACCGGCACCAGAACCGGAGGCCCGACGCCCGCCCCTTCCTGGCCAGGGGGAGGGGGCGGGCTTCGCTTTAGGGGCCTCGATGGCAGCTCCTGGCAGCGGCAAGCCGACCGACTTCCAGCGGGCGTTCGTCCGCCACTACCTCAGCCACTTCAACGCAGGCAAGGCCTACACCGAGGCCGGGGGCACCGGGAAGAACCCGCACCAGAGCGCGTACCAGCTGCTTCAGAAAGATTCAGTTCGGAAGCTCCTGGCGCAGGGCATGCAGCGCATCGAGACGCATGGCGAGGTGACCGCCCGACGCATCCTCGACGAGTGCATGCGGATCGCGTTCGTTGACGTGACCGAGGCGTTCGACGAGCACGGCAATCTCAAGCCCCTGTCCGAGCTGCCGCTCGACGTGAAGAAGGCGATCAGCGGGATCGACATCGAGACGCGCAGCATCGGCTCCGAGGAGTTCCCCGAGGTGTCGACCACGAAGAAGCTCCGCTTCTGGTCGAAGGACAAGCACCTCGAACTGCTCGGCAAGTACCTCAAGATCTGGACCGAGGTCCACGAGCACCGTGGCAAGGACGTGGCGACACTCCTGCGCGAAGCTCGCGCTCGCGAACGCAGACTACGCAACGGGGGCAACGGGGATGCCAGCCGAGAAGTTCACGAAGAGGGCCAACACGCCGAAGAAGCGTAGACAGTGGCAGCACGTCTACGACAGCGTGAAGTCGAAGGGTGGGTCATCAGCCGACGCAGTGATCGCAGCGAACAAGGCGCTAAAGGGCGCAGCTCGGAGGCACGCGAGGAGGAAGGCCCGTGGCTGAGTCGATCAGGGCGAAGGCGAAGAGGCGAGGACAGGCGTCGATGGTCGCCGAGGCCGCGGCCATGTTCGCCGAGCGACAGGTCAGTGGTCAGGGTGGGCCCGTGGCGGCGCAGCACGACTACAAGTACGGCGACGACACGACGACCGGGCGAGACATCAGAGCGCTGTACCACTCGATGGTCGTCGAGGCGCAGCGTGCGAGGCCACGCGAGAAGAAGAAGCGCAACCGGAGCTTCCTCGGTCGAGCCTGGGATTGGGCTGTCGACCGAGCGACAGGGCTGAGGGACTGATGGCCGAGGCCGTCTACGCCGAGGAGAAGAGCAAGGACGAGGAGCTGTCCGAGTTCTTCTCGCAATACTTCTTCGACCCTCTCGGGTTCGTGCTCGCGTGCTTCCCGTGGGGTGTCGAGGGCACGCACCTCGCCGACGCGCAGCTGGAGGACTGGCAGCGCGACCGGCTGGTCGAGATCGGCGAGCAGGTCACCAAGAACGACTTCAACGGCAAGGACCCGGTCGAGGCCATCAGGCAGGCGACAGCGTCAGGCCACGGCATCGGCAAGGGCGCCTTCGTCGGCATGATCACCCACTGGATCATGGCGACCCGGCCCGAGTGCCAGGGCGTCATCTCCGCGAACTCGAAGCCGCAGCTGAAGGGCAAGACGTTCAAGGAGCTGATCAAGTGGAACAACATGTTCAAGGAGCACACGGGCTGCGACTGGTTCGAGATCTCGCTCGCGGACCTGTGGATGAGGCACAAGCACTACAAGGCGACGTGGCGGGTCGACGGGCTGGCCTGGGAGGAGAAGAAGACCGAGGCCTACCAGGGCCTGCACGCGAAGCACTCCACCGCGTTCATCATCCTAGACGAGGCGTCGATCATTCCCGCGGCCGTCTTCGATGTGTGCGACGGTGCGATGAAGACCGGCGAGCCGATGTTCCTGGTCTTCGGCAACCCGACCTCGAACACCGGCTACTTCAAGAAGATCTTCAAGCGCCTGCGCCACCGCTGGTCCACGCTGCACGTTGACTCCCGCACCTGTCGCATCACGAACAAGCGCGAGATCCAGAAGGACATCGACGACCACGGCATCGACAGCGACTACGTTCGCGTCCGCATCCGTGGCCTGTTCCCTCGCAGCGCTGCCACGCAGCTGATCCCGAACGATGTCGTCCACGCAGCGGCGTTCCACAACAAAGGCAGGGCCGACCGCCTCGATCCGCTGATCGTCGGTGTCGACGTGGCCCGCGAAGGCGACGACGAGAGCGTGGTCGCGTTCCGCCGAGGTGTCGACGCCTACAGCCTGGAGTGGCAGTTCCACCGCGGGCTTGACGGCAACCAGCTCGGGGGCGAGGTCGCAGAGTTCTGCAGGCAGCGTGATCTCATCGGCGACCCGGTCGACGCGATCTTCGTCGACTACACCGGCATCGGCGCCAGCGTCTACGACTTCCTCAGCCACCGCGGCCACCCGGTGTTCAAGGTCAGCTTCGGCGGCACGCCGCGCAAGGCCCGCACCTACCTCTACAAGGGCGCCGAGATGTGGGTCGCCATGCGCGAGTGGATGAAGGAGGGCGGGCGCATCCCCGACGACCCGATCCTCCACGACCAGCTGACCGGCCGCAAGAAGGAGTTCACGCCGACCGACAAGATGTACCTGGAGTCCAAGAAGATCATGAAGGCCGAGGGCAACGACTCGCCCGACCGTGCCGACGCGCTCGCATGCACGTTCGCCTCGCACGTCGCGAAGCGCAAGATCCACGACGGCAAGTTCGTCAAGCGCAACGCGCAGAGAGCGAAGACAGACTACGACCCGCTCGCCGACGGCGAGGCAGCGTAAGGAGATCGAGATGGGCACTCCCCCGACACCGAAGCAGCCGGAACCGCTCCCCGTCCCGACAATCACAGACCCGGCGATCTTGGATGCCCGGCGTCGAGCGCGTCAGAGGCTGAAGGGCCGCAGCGGGTTCCAGTCCACCATCCTGGGCGGGCCGCAGAGCGCGCAGCAGTCCGGCCCGCCCTCGCTCCTCGGTACGGCCGCGCTCGGCGGTGGCCGGGCCAACCTCGGAGGCTGACGTGCCAGCTCCAGCTCAGAGGGCGGTGGCCAACCCGTATGGTGCCGGTTCGGTCAACACGCGGCGAGGTCGATACGACCGTCGGCTGAAGGACCTGCAGACGAAGTTCAGTAGCTGGAGAGGTCACCTCCGCGAGATCTCTCGCTACCTCATGCCGCGCCGGGTGCGCTTCGACTCCTCGGACTACAACCAGGGTGGCAAGAAGAACCAGTGGCTGATCAACGACCACCCGACACGCGCCCACCGGACGATGGCGTCCGGCATGCACGCTGGCATCACGAGCCCGGCGAGGCCGTGGTTCAGGTTCATCTTCGACACCAACGAGCTGATGAAGCGTCGCGACGTGCGTCTCTGGCTGGCCGAGGTCGAGGACATCGTCCGCACCGCGCTCGCGAGGTCGAACGCCTACAACGCGCTGCCGACGTGCTACGAGGACCTCGGGGCCTGGGGCACGACCTGCGTGTTCGTGGAGCCCGACGAGGAGGACGGCATCAGGTTCGAGAACCTGCCGGTCGGCTCGTACTTCATCGCGCTCGACAAGAACAAGCGACCGCGCACCATCTTCCGTGAGCTGGAGTACACCGTCGACCAGCTCGTGAAGAAGTTTGGGCTGAGCAACTGCAGCCGCGGAGTGCAGGCGCAGTACGCGAACAACGAGCTGGATCAGCCGCAGACCGTCGTCCACGTCGTCGAGCCCAACGACGAGCGAGACCCAGGCCGCGTCTTCCGTGGCTGGCAGTACCGCTCGGTGTGGTACGAGAAGAACGTCAACGAGGTGCAGCCCCAGGCGTCAGGCGGCAAGTTCCTGCGCGAGTCGGGCTACCGCACCTTCCCCTGCATGATCGCTCGCTGGTCGGTGACCGGGAACAACGCCTACGGTGACTCGCCCGCGATGGGCGCGCTCGGCAACATGAAGCAGCTCCAGCACCTGGAGAAGAAGAAGCTCCAGATGTTCGACAAGGTGGTCGATCCCGCGGTCAACGCGCCAGCCGACCTCATGAGCCGTGGCGGTGCGACCCTGCTGCCGGGCGGCGTCAACCCGACCGACGACTCGAACGCCAACTCGAAGGTCACGCCGGTCTTCGAGATCCATCCGACGGCGATGCGCGAGGCTCGCGAAGAGATCCTCAGCACCCAGAACAAGATCGACGGCGCGTTCTTCGCCGACCTCTTCCTCATGCTGGCGTCGAGCCCGATGCGGCCCGGCGTGACGGCGAGGGAAGTCGAAGAGCGTCACGAAGAGAAGCTCCTGCAGCTCGGCCCGGTGCTTGAGCGCATGCACGACGAGTTGCTTGACCCGATGATGGAGCGCATCCTCGACTTGCTGGAGGCGACCGGCGAGTTGCCAACGCCACCGCAGGACATCCAGGGCATGGCCTTCCGCACCGAGTACATCTCGATCCTCGCGCAGGCTCAGAAGCTCCTCGGCACCGTTGCCATCGAGCGGCTGGCGCAGTTCCTGGTCGAGCTGTCGGCCGCGAACCCGGATGTGCTCGACAACATCGACTTCGACGAGGTCGCCCGCAGGTACGCCGAGATGCTGGGCACGCCTCCCGAGCTGATCCGCGCCGAGAAGATGGTCGAGCAGATCAGGGTGCAGCGTCAGAAGCAGATCGACGCGCAGCAGGCTCAGGTCATGGCCGCCGCCGCGAAGGACGCGGGAAGCGCGGCGAACCAGATGTCGCAGGCCGACGTGTCCGGCGACAACGCACTCAGCCAGCTCGCGAAGGCCTACGGCTCGCAGGTCATTGAGGAGGCCGCATGAGCAGGGCCGACAGCTTCGAGTTCCCGGCCGACGGCACCGATGGCGACAGCGTCAACGAGGAGCTACTGAAGCGAGCGGAGAAGCGTGAGCAACTCTTGGTGAGGGAGGAGGAGGCGGACATCAAGGAGGTGCTGGCCCTCCCTGCCGGTAGGCGACTCGTCTTCCGACTCCTTCACCGAGCCAGGGTGTTCGAGGGGATCTACGCCGAGACATCGAGCGGCGAGTGCAACACGCACAAGTCGATGCACCGCGAGGGTGCCCGCAACCTGGGCATCTGGCAGATGAAGCGAGTGCAGCAGGCGTCGCCAGCCCTGCTGATGAAGGTGATCAACGAGGGGTTGACCCGCGAGGCTCAGGTGCAGCGCGAGGTCTCTCAGGTCAAGAAGGGCGGCACGCCCAAGGAGGCAAGTGATGAGTGAAGGAGCAGCGGCAGAAGGTGGAAGCATCGTCTCGGACGCGGCGGCAGCGGCAGCTGACGGCGCAGGCGAAGGCGAAGGCGAAGGCAAGACTGGACAGACCGGCGATGCCGGTGACGGCGGTCAGGCTGGCGGCGACGCTGGCAAGGCTGGCGACGGTGATGCCGGTGACAAAGGTGGTGACAAGGGCGCGGCCGGTGACGGTGCGCCCGAGAGCTACACGGACTTTACGCTACCCGAGGGCGTTGAACTCGACCCTCTGCTTGTCGACACGGCAGTACCCTTCTTCAAGGAGGCCAACCTGTCGCAGGAGCAAGCACAGGGAATGGTCGACGCATTCCAGAAGGTGCGTGAGTCAGAGGCGGAAGCGTTCATCGAGAAGCGAGCCGCGGAGGACAAGGCTCTCCGAGAGGAGCTGGGCGATCAGTACGAGCCGACGCAGAAGCGCATCAGCGGAATGCTCGCCCGGTTCTCGAAGGAGGTTGGGGCCGAGGTGACCGCGCAGGTCGCGAAGTTGCTGCACGACGACTACGGCATCGGGAGCAATCCCGGTCTGGTCAAGCTACTCGACTTCGCCGCGAAGGGGCTCGCCATCGAGGACAACGTCTCCGGGGAGGGAGGCCAGCAGGGCGGCGGCAAGGGCGACAAGCTCTCCGACGCCGACGCGGCCAGGGAACTCTACGGGGACTCCATGTACAACGAGGACGGCTCACTCAAGAACCCGTAGTCGTCCTCCACGAGGAGATCTGAACAATGGCACTCGACTCGAATCAGTACCCGACGCTGATCGATGCGTTGAAGATGAAGCGACCCGACGGCGGAACCCTCAAGGTCGTCGAGACGCTCATGCAGCGCAACCCGATCCTCAAGGACGCGCCGGTCATGGAAGGCAACCAGGACACCGGCCACGTTTTCGGTGGCCAGTCCGCGCTGCCGTCCGTGTCGTGGGTGCGGATCAACCAGGGCACGCCGCCCTCGAAGGGAACGCACGACCAGATCACCGAGACGTGCGGACGGCTGAAGGGCCGCTCCGTGCTCGACGAGGAGCTGGCGCGCATCTCCGGTGGACCGGCGTACCGCCTGAAGAACGACCGCTCGTTCATGTCGTCGATGTCGAACACGGTGGCCGAGGCCCTGTTCTTCGCGTCGACCGATGTCACGCCCGAGCAGATCCTCGGGCTCACTCCTCGCTTCGACGCGCTCTCCGGCGATGTCAACAGCGAGAACGTCATCGCGTACTCTGCCAGCGGTGGAGGCGGGATCTCCGGTGGGACCGCGTCCGGTGACCAGTACTCCATCTGGTTCGTCACCTGGGGCGAGGATACCGCGTACCTCATCTACCCGAAGAACACGCAGGCGGGCATCCAGATCCGCGACATGGGCCTGGAGTACGAGGACGACGGCACCGACACGAACAGCCAGTTCCTCGCGTACCGCACGGACTTCACCTGGAGGACCGGGCTCTGCATCGAGGACTGGCGGTACCACGCTCGCATCTGCAACATCGACCCCGAGGTCCTCGCCAGCGAGTTCGACCCGGCCGGTGACGGCAGCGTGCCTCCGACGCAGTGGCTCATCCACGCCATGATCGAGGCGTACAACCGGATCCGCGACTTCGACACCGGCAACACCGTCATCTACTGCAACCGCGTCGTGCTGACCGCCCTCGACCGCCAGATCGTCCAGAAGGGCAACGTCTGGTTCCCGCCGGGCGAGTGGCACGGCCGCCCCGTCACCACGTTCAGGGGCATCCCCATCGTTCCCTGCGACGCACTCAAGACCGCGGAGACCATCGTCACCTAGACGGTGGACGACGCACAAGGAGACTGACGCATGTACTACGACAACCTGTTGCTTTGCTTTGATGGTGCAGAGGACGGCAACGGTGACATGGATCTTCCGTGGACCCAGGCCGGTTCTCCATACGAGGGCACGGGCCTTGACATGGGGAGCGTCCGACCGCACCTCGGCGACGGGAACAAGGTCAAGTTCGACATCAGGATCACGGAACAGCCGGTGGGCGTCGGCGCGAGCATCGAGTTCGAGCTGGTCGAAGACGTTGACGCTACGCTCGCGAACGCTCCCGTCGTCCTGCGAACGACCGATCCCATCGCCATCACCGCTCTCACGCTCGGCAAGGTCCTCGACCTGACCGTACCGATTGCCGACGTGGCCAAGCAGTTCATCGGTATCCGCGCCACCGTCACGGGCGCGGACCTCACGGCCGGGCGCGTGCAGGCCGGTGTCGTGCTCGATCACCAGACCAACCGTGCGGGCTTCGCCGCCGAGAACGGAAGGTAGGCAAGAACCCCTACGCGAGGGCCTCGTCGTGCATGGTGTGCGGCGGGGCCCTGTTTGGGGCATGGAGGCTAGAAGCTGATGGCGAAAAGGAATCCGAATCCGCCGAAGAAGCGGTACTACACGAGCAGGGGCGGCATCTACAGGGCCGGGCTGCTCATTCCGGCAGAGGTGGTGTTCACTCCTCTCAACCCCAAGGAGAAGCCGGGCAAGAGCTGGGTGCCGTATCACGGCGGGCTGCCGAAGCGCGTCATGGCGCTGCCAGCAATCGGGGCCCCTCCGCCGCCGTCAACGCGACGCGCCATGGCAAAGACCTCGGTGCCGACCGCGCCAGAGGCCGACACCATGGCCGAGGCACAGGACATCGAGAACGAAGAGGAGGCCGAGCGACTCGGCGCAGCGGGAGTCGATCCCGAGGAGCTGCCGCACCGGGCGACAGGCTCGGCCGGACAACCCGAGGAGTAGACCATGGCCCTCGACCAGACCGACATCTGCAACCTCGCGTTGACCAGAATCGGGTGGAAGACCCTCATCTCGTCCATCGACGACGACGGCACCGAGGCGGCGATGTGCAAGCTCTACTACGCGCACTGCCTCCAGATGGCCCTCACCAAGGCCGACTGGAACTTCGCGAGGAAGCGCGCCGCTCTGGTCGAGGAGGCCGGTGACCCGCCAGCGGAGTGGGCGTACCAGTACCTGTGGCCCGCCGACTGCCTCACGCCCCTTCGCCTCGTCGACAAGATGCAGGAGGCGCGGCAGGGCTCGATCATCAAGTTCACCATCGAGGAAGGCGCTACCAACAAGAAGCTGATCTACTCCGACATCGACCCGGCCAACGCGGAGCTGATCTACACCTTCAACGTGACCGACGAGACGAAGCTCGACCCGATGTTCGCCAACTACCTCGCGTGGTTCATCGCGTTCGAGATCGCCATGCCCCTCGCGAACAACACCAAACGTCGGCAGGACGCTGCCTCGGGAATGAAGGTCGCGTTCCAAGAGGCCCTACGGTTCAACATCGTGAGCGAGCCGGTGCAGTGGCTCGGCATGGACATCGGGGTCTACCGCGACGGGCCCACCGTCGAGTCGAGGGAGTAATGCCTACCGTTCGCCAGCACTTCGCAGGGGGCGAGGTCTCGCCCGAGATCTACGGGCGCACCGACATCGCACGCTACGGCGTGTCGCTCCGCACGATGCTCAACTTCATCGCGACGCCTGGAGGAGCAGCGAAGAACAGGCCGGGCACGCTGTACGTCTCCGATGTCAGGGACCATACGAAGTACACGCGCCTCGTGCCGTTCGTGTTCAACTCGGACCTGTCCTACGTGCTGCAGATCACTCCAGGATGGATGCGCTTCATCAACAACGGCATTCAGGTGTGGGGCTGGGAGGGGCGCCACAACGGTGGCGACTCCAAGGACTGGATGAACGACGGCATGACCGACGTGAACAGGTTCTGGGTGCCGGGCTCCCTCGTCGGCAAGACGCTGTCGAACTTCACCGACCTCGGCGACTTCTCGGTGATCGCTGCCAACACCTCCCAGAACATCACAACGGTGGACGAGCCCGGTGGTACGTGGGACGACGCGGACCGCTATTTCATCCAGGGCTGGAACGAGATCCCCACGCCGTGGGCTGATGGCGACCTGGAGCGGCTGCAGTACGCGCAGTTCAACGACATCATGGTCTTCGTACACCCGGCCTACCCGCCCTACGTCTTGCGTCGGTACGCGACCGATAGCTGGACGCTGACCGCGCTGTCGATCACGCGCCCGGTCTCACCGCCACAGATCACGGCTGTGAGCGATACTGGCACTGGAGGGAATAAGCGCCAGCACACATGGGCAGCGACTGCTGTCGACTCCGATGGCAACGAGTCGCTACCCAGCTACTACACGCCTGCCGGTCCAAGGGCCATCTACCCCGGAGCCACGGACACCCGTGACTCAGTCACCATCGTTCCCCCAGCGAAGGGCAAGACCCCGTCGACCTATGTCCTTTACCGTGGGGAGGAAGGCGTCGTCGGGTACATCCAAGACGCAGCCATCAAAGCCGGTGCGAGCCAGGATGTCGAGGACCGCGGAAACGCGCCCGACTACACGGACACGCCGCCACAGGGGAGAGACCCGTTCATTGTGACTGAGCAGTCTGTAGGCATCGGGGCTCCCGTGCCTCGCACCGTTGACTTCGGTGCTCCAGTAGCGGGAGTGAGCGTCGCGACCAAGGACACCACGGACGAGGCGTTCGACAGCAGGTACGAGGTCCACTGGGCCTACGACCTCGTCGGTGAGTGCGCGGCCACCGTCCTGATCGAGGTCGACGTGACCGGAGTCGGCGACGACTACAAGCCGGTCTGGGGTCCGGTCACGCAGTACGTCCAGAGCGGTCGCTACGTCGGCGAGAAGTTCAAGGCGATCAACATCCCGTTCCCGCCTGACATCCCGACGGGCGCTGGTCTCGGGACGCTGTTCAGGATGACGGTCACCCCGCTGTATGGCACCCAGACGACCACCCCGCTGCGCGTTGATTGGATCGAGCAGCCGACGGCGCCGCAAGCTGAAGTGACCAACATCTACCCGTCCGCCGTGTGCTTCTTCCAGCAGCGCCTCGTCATGGCCAACTTCCAGGGGCCGGATGCCAGCGAGCCGTCGACCATCAAGACCTCGCGCATCGGAGACATCTACAACTTCGACCAGAGCTTGATCGCAAAGGCGAACGACGCGATGGTCCTCACGCTGTCGTCGCTCAGACTCGACGAGGTGCGCGCACTCATTCCACTAAATTCCCTGCTCTGCTTCACGGCTGGAGCGGAGTGGACCGTGAAGGGTGTCGACGACGCGGCCATCGGGCCCACCAACTACTCGCTCAGGCCTAATAGCTGGTACGGGTCGTCGTGGGTCGTGCCGGTCGTCATCGGTAGGTCGGTGATCTTCTGCACCGAGCGTGGAAGGATCGTCCGCGACCTTCAGCACGACCCGCTCACTGGCGCTCTGGCCCAGGGCAAAGACCTGACTGTTATGACTCGGCACCTGTTCGAGTCGAGCGGTCTTAGGGAGTGGGCCTACGCAGAGACGCCTCACTCCGTGCTGTGGGCTGTACGCGGAGACGGCCTGCTTCTCGGCATGACCTACGAGCCTGATCACGATGTGTGGGCGTGGTCCCGCCACACGACCGGGCCGATCACCGAGGAGGAAAGCGTCACCGGCTACAGGAAGGTGACGCCTCGCGACGAGTTCGAGTCGATCTGCACCGTGCCCGAGGTCGGGGAGGACGCGGTCTACGTCGTCGTGAAGCGCACGATCCCAGGCGTCAACGGTGGCGAGCCCGTGCGCTACATCGAGAGGCTCGCGGCGCGAGAGGGACTCGGCGACGTTGCGGACCACGTCTTCGCCGACAGCGCGGTTCACTACGACGGCAGGTGGGCTGCAAGGGCCGCAGCAGACCCCGTCCTCTTCGATGGCTACGAGAGCACGAGGGCGCGAGTGGACTACTCCGGTGGAGGCAGCCCGACGTGGCAGGTCGGCGACAGCCCGTACCTCGTCGATTGGGACAACCCAGATGGCGACCCGTGGCTGACAGATCCGACCGGGGCCGAGGTCGGCGCGGTGGTCGAGATCGTCTCCGGTGACCATTGGGTTCGCCTGGAGATCACGAGCATGAGCCCGGCAGGCAACGGAGTGACCTGCGAGATCGAATCGTTCTACAACGCTGACGGCGGAACTTCGGTCCACGCCGATCTCCAGAACGCCTTCAGCGCAGAGTGGGCATTCGGCTACAAGCAGTTCATCGACTTCGCGCACCTCGAAGGCGAGACGCTGAACGTCCTCGGTGACGGCGGCGTTGTCACGCCGACTGCGGTCTCCGGTAATGCCCTCAACTTCGATGACCACTACGTGCGGCTCAGCGCTGGCCTGCCGATCCAGGCAGACATCGAGACGCTGCCGGTGTCGTTCCCGCAGGACCCCGGCGAGATCCGCAAGCGGAACAAGACCGTAGTCGAGGTGGGTCTTGAGCTTGACAACTGGCGCGGGCTCAAGGTCGGACAGCACCTCGGATCTCTCGTTCCGATCCAGCAGCGTGACGTGCGGAGCGGCTACGGCGAGGTCAACCCCGCCCGCGGGATCGTCGTCGTTCGACCGTTCAACGTGATCGAGCGCGAGGTCGCCATCGCTCTCAGGCAGGACGACCCGTTGCCGGTGACGATCCTCGCGGCAAGCATCGAGGTCGACGTTGAGACCGAAGAGAGGTGACGATGGAGGTCCGCGAGCCAGCGGGGTCTGACTTGGTCGCGCTCGCCGCGCTCATGAGAGACGAGGATCACGAGGAGGCTATCCGTGCCGGGTTCAACAGCGGCATTCACGCACTCAGCGAGTCGATCAAGATGAGCGACCTGAGCTACGTCGCGATCATCGACGACGAGCCGGTGGCCGTCTGGGGGCTCGTGCTCGGGCCCATGATGAGCCTCACGGGGTCGGCGTGGCTGCTGACCGGCACCGGGATCGAGCGCAACAAGCTGACGTTCCTGAAGACGGCGCGTCGCGTCATCGCAGAGTTCAGCAGGCGATGCCCAGCGGGCCTCTTCGCCTTCATCGACGCCGACTACTGCAAGGCAGTCCGCTGGGCCGAGTGGCTCGGGTTCGAGGTGGCTCCACCCGCGCCGCACCAGGTGACGGGCAGACCGTTCGTCGGCGCAGTGATCAGGAGAATGTGATGGGCGCAGCCGCAGTCCCGCTGATGATCGCGTCATCGATGACTCAGGCCTATATGCAAAGGCGTGCCTCCCAGGCAGCCGAAGCGGCTGCCAAGTTCAACGAGAGGGAGGCCAGCTACAGAGCAGACCGGGCGCGAGCCATCGGCATGAAAGAAGAGACGGCGCACCGCATGAGGGTCGGCCAGCTCACTGCGAGGCAGGAAGCAGCCGCCTCCGGTGGCGGTGCCATCATCGGCAGGGGAGACCCTGCTCGCGTGATGGAGAGCACGGTTCATCTCGGTGAGCTTGACGCCCGCACGCTGCAGAACAACGCAGCGTCTGCCGCGAGGGGTCACGACATCCAGGCTAGCGTGTTCAGGTCGGAGGCGCAGGACGCGCAGTTCATGGGGCAGATCATGCCTTGGATGACGCTGCTCGGTGGCGCTGCATCGGCCGCTGGAATGTACAAGCTCGGCCAGGGCGGCGGGCCAGCGGACACAGACGACAAGAAGGTCAAGAGGTAGACATGCCGAAGGTACCCCTCTACCAGATTGGCAGCGTTCAGAGTCAAGGCGCACCGGCTGTCACCGTGCCTCGCGGCGGCCAGGCTGCGCTGGCTGCGAGCGCGTTGCTGCAGCGGACCACCAGCAGCATCTCCAGCATCAACATGCAGGTCATGCAGCAGCAGAAGGCCAGGACCGACAACGCGGTGGTCAACGGGGCGCTGTCGACCGCGGGCGTAGAGATCAACAAGGCCGTCTTCGACGCCGAGCAGCGCAAGGGCTCCGACGCTCTGGCGGACATGACAGGGGAGCGCGAAGACGAGAGGTCGGTCAGCGAGATCACCAAGGAGCGGATCGACGACATCGTAAAGGAGCATCGCGCAAGCGCGGTCACGGCAGACCAGCTCGCAGCGATAGACAAGTACCTTCCTACGATGGCGAGCAACGCGATGCTGAGCGTGCATCGTCACGAGGCGGCCCAGAACAGGGTCGTCGAGAAGGCGTCGTTCGATGCTGCCAAGGCCGAGAAGACGAACGAGATCGTCAGGCTCGCGAACAACGGCCCGCTCGACAGCGAAGCGATGATGAAAGCCGAGGGTGACCTGGAGGAGCTGGTCTACGACTACAACGTCGCGCAGGGCATCACTGACGAGAAGGTCATAGGGCAGGAGATCGTGATTGCGCGCTCGAACGCATTCATGATGGGCCTGATCAGAAGCGCGAACAAGGGCTTCGTCTCGTGGGCGAACGATCAGTTCGACAGCCTCAAGGAGGAGGACAACCGAGACAAGTGGGGCCCGGCGCTAACCGAGGCCGACGAGGCCACGTTGGAGCGCTCGCTCGGCAGGATCACCGACGCAGCCGAGACTCGGGACTTCATCGGGAAGCAGGTCGAGAATCAGAAGTGGAGCCTCGAAGCGAAGGTCACCGGCAAGCAGCGCCAGGAGGGCGAGGCCGCGATCCGCAAACAGTACCCGCCCGGCGTCGACCCAGAGAAGACCGACCTCGCGCTCGATGCGTGGCACAACAGGATCAACGAGCACGACGCCAACGTCGCCGCCGACATGCGCGATGCGCGAGAGACGACGTTCAGAGACTTCATCGAACAGGGCATTCCGCCTGACAAGGTGCCGACAGAGCTGTGGGATCGCATGGACGAGGAGGGTCGCAAGGCAATGCGGTCCTACCACTCGAACCTGCTCGCGAAGCAAGCCGGTCATGGCGGGCCGAAGTACACAGACAGGAACGTCAGACACAGGGTCGAGTCGTTGGGGCCAGACGAGTTCCTGGATTACGTCGAGGGCCGCGGAGCGCCAGACGGCAGTACGCTAGCATCGGACTCCGGTGAAATTAGCGACCAGGACTTCGAGGAGTGGGAAGATCGAGCCAGGAAGATGCGTGGAGCGATCACGCCTATCGAGCAGCTTAAAAGTTCGGTGCAGTCAAGGCTCGAAGTCAATTTCCCATTCGCCGAACATGAAGAGATCACTGTCGATACCATACAAGTCTGGACGCAGAGACTTGTCGCGGATATAGCACAGGAGGAGAAGGACCGCGACAAGGGCCGCTTCACTCTCGACGAGATCTACGAGCGCGTCGATAAAGCTGCTGGCTATTGGCTCGAACGACAAGTCGGAGCAGATCCGCGACGGTACCACCTGCAGTTCAGAACCGGAGTTCCAGCCCCAGAAGATATCACTGTCACGCAGTTCTACGAGCCGTATGACGAGATTCCGAAGCACCACAGGGTGGTCGTCGCGAAGAGCCTGGACATCGATCTTAGCGAATCGCTGTCCAGAAAGGACAAGAGGCGCATCGAGGAGAAGTACGCGCAGGATTACCTGTATCCGATGTCGAAGCCGGACCCGGAGGATCGCCTGAGCTTCCTGATCAGCGACATCGCGCAGTCAGAGGACGAGATCATCGGCACGACTCTGCAGCGCGAGCAAGATGCAGTTCAGGCCGTGGACACCGCGACCTTCTATGCTGGAATGAGCGCCGCTGACATCGCCTGGGCCGAGGGAATCGCGAACGCCAACGGTATCCCGCCAACAGAACAGAACGTGGTCGAGATGTTCAAGCGTGGCACCCTCGACGAGCAGCTCGAAGAGTTCAGGAAACGAGAGGACCTCCAGGGTAAGGGCACGAGCATGTACACGGACCCGGAACTGATGTACTTGTACGCGGTCGAGAACGGGTGGGGCGATGAAGCCGAAGCACTGAGTGGTTGGTCGCCACGATCTAGCGTGCTCGAAGAGCGAACGGGGCTGCGCCCATGAGCGTTTTTCGAGAACTTCGCGACATCCAAGAGGTCACTGACCCTGAAGAGATAGAACGCGCACGCCGAAAGCGTGAAGAGGCCATCGAGGAGCTGGAGACCCGCGAGTACGCGCCTGTTCCCGAGAACGTCTCCACGGAGATGACCGAGAGCAGGGAGCTGCCGCAATATATCCCGCCGACGCCAGATACCAGACGCAGAGCAAACAGAATCCGCGATTACGCAATGCGGGTAGGCGGGAGAACGCAAGATCGTCTGCGTGCCGTCTTGTCGTATTCAGCGTCGCAGGATCCAGAGATGGAGATGCGCGTCAGGCGCATCCTTGAGAATCACCCAGACTACAACGCGACATACGTCAGGCAGAACATCGACCGGCTGGAGCAGATCGAGAAGCGAGACTCCAAAGACCTCGACAAGATCATCAGGCAGTCGCCAGAGCTGGTCAGAATGATGCACGAGGATCCGCAGACTGGAGCGCTGATCTTCGACAAGGATCTCGAAAAGCTCTCGCTGCTTGAGTGGGTGGGAAAGGCCGGTGTAGGCGAGGCTCTCAAGGGTGAGGCGCAACTCGAATACGGTGTAATCGGTGCGATCACGAGAGAGGGCTTCGGCACTCCTGAGATGCAAGAGCGAGCCGAGAGACTGAAGCGTAGACAAGAGAAGGTATTCGTCGACCCACTCGCAGAAGGCATTCATTGGCGTGACCTGCTGATGCCGTTCACTCAAGACATCAGTCGTCTGGCTGGTCTTGGCGAGCGCGCCGAAACACAATTCAAGCGCATCTGGACGAAGGGCATCCAGATGATGCCGTTCTCCCTTGGCGCTATCGCTGCCGGATCTGCTCCTGCTGCTGCAGCAGCTCTTACTCCGATTCCAATCGACGATGTCATCGCATGGGCTGCCGGAGGGGTCCTGGCTTTCGGATTCAGCTCTACAATCGAAGGCGGCACGATCTACCTCGACACGATCAACATGGTCGGCCCAAACGGCGAGCGCGTCGACCCTGATGTCGCCTACAGGTCTTCGCATCTCACTGGCGCCGCAATCGGTGCGCTGGAGCTAATCCCGACAGGAGCGACGTTCCGCGCTCTCGGAGGAAGGAACGTCTGGAAAAGAATCGCAGGGACATCTATCAAGAAAGCGATGCTTCGCGAGGGCTGGCAGGAGGCCGTGAAGCGCTACGGCATCGGCCACGCCGGGATGATCGTCACCGAGATTCCAGTCGAGATAGCACAAGAGGTTCTGCAGATCGCGCAGGAGACATACGTCAAAGAGAGGACCTCGCCGGAGTGGCAGACTTCAACGCTTGAAGAAAACCTCGCTCGCGTTTGGGACATCGCGCTGTCGACTTTCGAGGGCACCATTTTGACGGGTGCCGTTTTCGGCGGCTTCGGCGCGACCGTCACCGACCCGATTAACATCAGGCGACAACAGCGCCGCGCCGCGATCAACAAGGCTAGGCTCTCGATGTACTCTGACATTGCCGAGGCCGTCGAGATCCGCAAGAAGCTGCCAGCGGTCCACCGCCACCTCCTCGAACAGACCATGGAGAAGGACGGCGCGAGCAACGACGTGTTCGTCCCGTTCCAGGAGTTCGTCGAGGCCGTCGAGGCGCTGAATAAAAAGCGCAAAGGCACGCATCAAGCAGTGAGCCCACGAGACGCATGGAAAGAGATCATGGGCTCGACTGATCAGTTCGACGAGGCTTCCAACCTGGGTGGAAGAGGCGACCTCGTGATCCCGCTCTCTCAGTGGCTCACGAAGTTGTCCGGCACAGAGATGGAAGCAGCCCTGATGAACCACACGAAGCTCTACCAGGAGGACTCGACCATCGCCGAGCTTCAGGCTGCGACCGAGGAAGTCAACGAGGCCATCGAGCAGACGTTCGACAAGAAGGTCGAGGAGGTCCTCGCGCTCGAAGGCGAGGAGGCGGCGCAGCAGATCGAGAAGGATGTGGCCGGGCTCGACGAGAACGAACGCCGCGCCTACAACGCGCTGTGGCCCGAGGCGCTGCGCGCAACCGGCAGCGAGATTCAGGCGCACGTCGCGGCGATGGTTCACGGCAAGGTCCTGGGGACGCAGATCCAGAGGAGTGGGCGCGAGGCCGCCGCCATGATCCGCGCATACAAGGTCAGGATGGCGAAGCTCCTAAGGCCGCAGCCCACCTCTACGCCTATGGGCAAGGCGATGGTGCGGTACGACGAAGAGGCCCGCGAGGTTGTCCATGGTCTGAGGACCGGAAACCAGATGGCCGCGACCAAGGCCGCGAAGCTCGTCGCCACCCAGCTCGCGAGAGGTGCGACCATCGTGGCGGCGCCAGACATGACGGGCGCGAACATGGCGCTGGCCCGTGAGCTGGAGCACATGGGTTACAAGCACTGGACTCCAGGCGAGGACCTCGTGGTCCCCGAGACCGAGGAGATCCAGGCGATGAAGGACCGCGCCGAGGAGATCGAGTCTCGCCTCGCCACAGACATGACCGCTCAGGGCGTGGGCGTGCTGCAGAAGGACGTTCTCCCGGCAGACGAGCGACGGGCCCTGTGGCGCGAGATGGTCGATTTGCAGGGACGTATCGCCGAGGCGCAGCACCCGGTGCCGAAGGTGCGCGAGGCCCCGAAGGGCGCCGTCGTGATTGACGCTGTCAGGACCTCGGGGGCGCGCATCGCGAGCATGATGCGGGGGCTGCCGGACTCGACATACATCGCCTACGCCCAGCACACCGGGGAGATGGATTCGCTGCAGCAGCCGCCGTCGGAGTCGAGCGTCGAGTCGGTCGAGCGCTACTACCAGACGAGCGCGTACCAGTACCGCGTCGGCGAGGTCGAGGAAGACGTTCGCAACCTCCCGCTCGGGCACGTCGAGATCGAACTGGAGAAGGCACTGCAACGAGCGAGGCGTGCCGGTAAGACGCTGACCTCCCGCATGCTCGCACGGCTGCCCGGTGCGCCACGCGCCAGGAAAGGCAAAGCCAAGACTCTCGACCGCAACGTCAAGGCCCGCGATTGGGACTACCTCGTGAAGGCCGCCGAGGAAGCGCTCGAAGATCGAGCCGCGATGCGCTGGTACCAGGACTTCGGTGAGGGCCTCGCGGACCTCGTCGGTCAGGCGAACCTGCAGGAGGCTGCGATCATCTTCGGGATCACCTCGCAGCAGAACAGCGTCGAGCAGAACCTCAGCGACACGCTGCACGTCATGGCCATCGCGAGGCAGATCGATCCGGTGACGCAGTGGAACGAGTTTGGTGCCGCGCTCCTCGGGCCCAACGCGATCAAGAAGAAGGACGGCACCAAGCTCAAGGTCACCGGCCGACAGGTCGAGATGATCATCAAGGCGTACACCACCGGCACGTTCAAAACGACGGCGGGCATGGGCCTCAAGGTCTCGACCTACATGAACACGGTGCGCGTCGCCGGGCTCAACGAGTTCACGCCCTACACGGTGCAGGATGTCCACATGGCCCGGCTCTTCGGGTTCAACTACAGGGACATCGACAAGAAGAGCGGCACCGAGCGCGACGCCGCGAGCTTCCGGCGCTCGAATCAGATCCGCTACGCGATGTGGCTGACGACCGCGCTCGCCGAGCAATTCGGCGTGCAGCCCCGAGAGATGCAGGCCGCGCTCTGGTTCTGGTCGAGGAAGAACCTCAGCCCGGCGAAGGGAACCGGCAAGCAACGTGCTGGGACGTGGAAGTCTGCCGTGACGCGCTCGCGCCGGGAGATCGAGACCATCAAGGAGATGGTGGCCGAGGGCAGCTTCGACAAGGAGAACTCGCTCACGGCCGCGCTGTCGTCCGCAGACCCGCCGTCGTTCAAGTCTGAGCACGCCGAGCCCTGGGATACGCTCACCTTCACCGAGGCCCTGAAGGAGCGCGCAGAGGCTCGTGGACCGGCGATCCTTGTCTCGACGAAGCCAGGGAACGCCAGGGGCTTCGGCTTCCCAGAGGGCACCTCCCTCGAAGCCCTGATGAGCTACAACGAGGCGATCCTGAACGGGATCACCGACGGCGACGGCCAGATCAAGTTCCTGCGCGCAGCCGGGATCCCGCACGTCGCCCGAGTCACCATCGGCACCTGGGAGGGCGCGGAGCCCACCATCGAGATCAAGCTCCCCGGCGCGAGTCTGGAGACGGCTGCCCAGGTAGGCGAGGTGATGGGGCACGCGCTCCTGCAGGACGCCATCGTCACCGGGCAGCCGAAGTACGACGGCCAGCAATTCGGCGTGCGCGTCACGAAGCCGGACGGCAGCAAGTTCACGACCGACGAGATCCTGGAGCTGTACAAGAAGGTGAACCCCGAGGCCAAGGCCGACGGCATCAACTTCACGGTCGACGGCGACAGGAGCGGCGTCCGCTTCCTGGACGGCTCGTTCTTTGAGGCAGATCAGTACGGAGATGAGCAGCTCGAAGCCTTCGCTGGTACACTGGCGGCGGCTGTTGGAGAGGGCTATGGCTACGAGTTCTTCGCGCAAGAAGGCGACTACGTCGATCTCTCGGGAAAGAGCGAGAGCGATCTTCAAGCGACATGGGATCGGGGAGGTCTCGCCGGACGACCCGATCTACAGCGAGTCGCCGTCCGTGAGCTTTATCAACCGATCTGGCGAGCGTACCTCCGACACAGGTTCAAAGTCGGAGCTGGCCCGTACTTCGCCAAAGAAGGGCCGCTCCCTCCGCTCCAACAAGTCGCACCCGGCTTCGGAAGAGATCCAGAAACAGATGCGCTCTGGAATGCGAAGTCGGGGCTCCCGATAGGGAACGACGGGCTCGTTCCTCTCACACACTGGAGCCACGAGTCGGGACTCGAATCCATCGAGCCCGAGTTCTTCGGCACCGACATCGCGAACGCGACCGAGCGCGCTCGTGTCGATGCCGGTGCGCCTCGCCGCACGTTCTTCGGAGTCCCTGGCTATAAGAGAGAGAGAGGGCTCGGGCAGCACCGCTACTTCGTGAGGATCTCGCCCAGCGAGGTCTACGACATCATCGAGGATCCGCTCGGGCTCGCGCAGAAGCACGCTGGTAAGGACCAGCAGACGATCTACCGCGACATCGAGACCGATATCCAGGACCTGGGCTACAAGGGCTACTGGAACAAGGACGCCAGCATCGTCGCGATCTTCGACTCGGTGCAGGTCGAAGGCGAGGTGCTCGACTCCGATGTCACGCAGAAGGGCACGAGGGCATCCTCGGGCTACGACATCATGGGCTCGCCTGATCCAATCGCCGTGACGCGCACCGACGAGGCCGAGCAGCTCGCACTCTTCCAGGAGAGCGCGCAGCAGGCAGCGCAGCCCACCAGGGACTTCGGCTCCATCGCGAAGGCCGCAGCTCCGACGCAGGAGCTTGCCTCTCTCAACTACACGATGAACCGCCTGAGCGACTACAGCTTCGAGATCCTTGCGACAGACGACATGGGGCGCATGGTTGGAGACGTGACGTTCGTCCTGCCGACGGTCGTGAGGCCAGGAGAAGGGCAGCTTCTTCCAGAGCAGGTGCTCGTTCTCCCTGTAGCCCAGCGCAAGGGACTCGCGAGCTACATGTACAGGCTCGCCGAAGAGGTCACGGGATTCGGAATCAGGCACGGCAAAACGCAGACAGAGGCCGGGCAGAAGTTCAGGGCAAAGCGCAGGTTCAGGAAGCTGCAGATCCCGCAGATCAGGCCGGTGCGTCCCGGCATCGTCACCGAGGCCGAGGAGCTTGACCGCCTCGAACAGCCGAAGCTCCCAGAGGAAGAGAACATGCCAAGGGGGGCGTATCTCATGTCTCGCGGCGGCACCGAGGCGATGATCGAGCTGTTCAAGGCCTCGGATCCAACGACGCCGCTGCATGAGATGGGGCATTTCTACTTCGACATGCTATCTGACCTGTACGAGTCGGACGGCGCGTCGAAGCAGGTCAAGAAGGACTACGAGTCACTTATCTCGTTCGTCGAGAGGAAGACGCCGAAGGAGTACCCGGACGGCACGGCGCGACCGAAGATCACGAGCCGCGCCGACATGAAGGCCGTACAGCGAGAGTTTGCACGACAGGGCGCATCGGAGAAGGGTCCGATGGAAGTCTACGCGAAGGCGTGGGAGACCTACCTCTTCGAGGGGCGCGCACCAAGCGTCGAGCTGCAGGGGATCTTCTCGCAGATTCGCAAGTGGATGCTTGAAGTCTACGAGAACATCAGTGGCCTGATCGAGATCAGTGACGAGGTCCGCGGCGTTTTCGACCGCATGCTCGCCAGCGACCGGGAGATCGAGGCAGCTCACGCGCAGCTCGCGCTGCAGCCGATGGAGCGCCTTAAGGACCAGATGACCCGGCGCGAGGTCGAGGCCTACATCGCAGCGTCGGAGCGACACAAGGAAGCATCGAGAGGGCGACTGCGCTCGCGGCTGCTCAGGGACCAGAAGATGCAGCGCGAGGAGTGGTGGCAGGAAGAGAAGGCCCGCGTCACCGAGAAGGTCGAAGCGGAGCTGTCCCGCGATCCGCTCATGCGTCTCCTGCGCTACCTGACAAACGCCTCGATGCACGGCTTCGAGAAGCTACCAGGCTCCCTTAAGGATGCTCAGGGCAGGCCGCTGCGGATCTCGCTCGACGCACTCATCGAGGGCTGGGGCAAGGACGTTGTCGACGAGATCCCGTCGAGGCAGCGCACGCGCAACGAGAAGGACCCGTACATCTACCAGCGCGACCTGAAGGTCTCCGTGTTCCCAGCCGTCACCTCGAAGGCCGAACGCGGGCTGCTCGGTCAGAACGCATCGCCGGAGTACATCGCCAAGTCGTTCGGCTTCGACTCCGCGGACGCGATGGTGCAGGCGCTCCGGCGTGCCCCGCGCTACAACGAGATCCTTGAGAAGGAGGTCAACAGGCAGCTCGACGTGCGCTTTGGCAACCTCATGAAAAACGACGACGCGATGGTGCTCGCTTCGTTCGATGCAGTACAGGGCCCAGACGCGATCAAGTTCCTTCTGTCCGAGCTGCGCTTCATCAGGCGCCAGCTCGATCCCACGCTCGCCCAGACCAGAAGGCAGTTCGATCCATCAGTCATAAGACGCAAGGCAGCACTTGAAGTCCTGAGCGTGCAACATAAAGACCTCGATCCGATCAAGCATCAACGTCAGGCAGAGAAGCATGCGAGAGAGTGCCGCAGGCTTCTTGAGAAAGGGGATCTTGGCGGGGCCTACGACGAGAAGCTCTACCAGACGATCCACATGGCGATGTACCGCGCAACAAAGAAGGCGAAAGAGCGCGGCGTCAAGCACATGGAAAAGCTGCGAAAGGCCGCAAAGAAAGGACCGCTCCGCGACAAGCTCGCAAAGGCAGACCGCGCCGACGCGATCAGAGCAGAGAAGGAGGGCCGCAAGCGATCCGGCGGTTTTGTCGCAATGCTCGATGCATACCTCGCGCAGTTCAGCGTCAAGAAGATGACGAAGCGCCAGCTCGCCGACATCAACTACCTGAGAGAGTGGCAGGACCAGCGGATTGCCGAAGGCC